GTTGTGGTTGTGGTTGTTGTTGGTCAAAATATTGTTGCTGAGGTTGTTTATTAAATTGTTGATTTTGTGGTGGTTGTATAGATCTCGCAATTCTAACATTATTTGGTGGTGGAGGCATATTGTAATTTACACCTGGTGGCATCTGTTGGACAAAAGCAGCCTGTGAGCCAATTGATGTAATAGGTCTATTTCCACTAACAGGCGGGGCATTTTCTCCAGCTCTTCTAGCTCTAGCAGCGGCAAGTGATCGTGAACTCATAATAATATTATAATACAATTTGTTTCTAAATAACTTACGCAAAAAATTACTAAAATAGTAGGGTAAGTTTTAGATTTTCATATTATCTTATATTATAAGCAAATATGAAGGAGTTAATTTTAGGCAATCGCGTTCCTTATGAATATTTTATTACTTCTGGTTCAGGTGAATCTAATGTTGGCTCGGAAGGTTTACCATATGAAACAGGCTCATATGACCAAGCCTTAACTAAAGCAGGAATTGAAAATGCAAACATTGTTGAATATACCAGCGTTATACCAACTGAAGCAAAACAAGTGTCTAAAGAGGAAGGTATAAGTCGTATTCAATGGGGTGAAGTTTTAGAGTGTATAAAAGCACAGGCAAACGGAGATAAAGGTAAATTTATAAGTTCAGCAGTTATGACAACAGATGTATATGACCCAAATGGTAAATATTTAGGTGGTTTTGCTTGCGAATATTCTGGTAGTGGAACTAAAGAACAAGCAGAACAATCATTAGAAGGTTCAATTGATGGTATAATTGAACGTAGAAATTTTGGAGTAACAAGAGGTGGTGCTAAAATGTATAAAGATAATGTAACTGATAAGGGTTACAAATATCATCCGGGTAAGATTTTTGTATATGAAGGATTAGATGTAAAAGATGACCACGGGACAGTTTTGACAGCAATATGTTTTGTATCTCATAGATATCCTTTAATTAAACAAGCTGGTGGCCGAAAAACAAGAAAAAATAGAAAATAAATTTCTATTTATACTAAAATATTTTTATATCTAAAATACTAAGTCTTCTCCAAATATCAATAAGTCGAAATTTTCTCCACTTTCTACAATAAATTTATTCCAGAGTTCTACAGCATATATATATGTGCCAGCACCAATATCACCGCTGGAAATATCCTTTTTGTATAATTTATCCAAAATCGCAATATACGTATAAGAATTTATATCGGAATATTTTTTTAGTAATTTCTCAAAATTATTATAAACTTTCTCTCTTTTGAAAGATGATAATTTATTGAAAGCACTATTAAATCTGGCATTTTTCGAAAGATGTTCCATGGTTGTTTTTGGTATTCTATATTTTAATATTTTTTATTTCAATTTTTTTTTAAATAAAAATAAAAAATTTAAGCAACCATTTTCATTTTAATGGCTTCGTGACTTTTATAGTTATGAACTTCAAAATCATCAATTTGGTAATCACTAATATTCTCTCTAATTTGTTTAATTGTGACTGTTGGAAAAGGATATGGTTCTCTTTGTAATTGCGTTTTAGCTCCTTCAATATGGTCTTCATAAATATGACAATTACCTTTAAAGTAAACAAATTCATATGCCTCTAATCCACAATGTTTTGCTAGCAAATGTGTAAGAAAACTATATGAGGCAATATTAAACGGCGTCCCACAGCATTCATCGTTTGACCTCTGAAACATTGCACACGATAATTTATTGCCATCGTGAACATTAAATTGGCACATTACATGGCAAGGTGGAAGTGCCATTTCGTCTAGTTGTTTAGGGTTCCAAGCTGTCATAATGTGACGACGACTTGTGCGCTGTTTTGGGTCTTTTAACGCATCAATAATTTGTTGCAGTTGGTCAACCCCATTAAATGGTTCATCGTCTGTTAATTTTTGACCGCTAAAACAATTATAATTTGCTCCGAAATTTCTCCATTGATAACCATAACAATTATGGACACAAATATTATTGACAACATATGTATTATCATTTAAAACTGATAAATTATAGACTTCTGTATTTGTAACATTTTCTATTTCTATATCTCGAATGGTAATCCAAGCATAACCATTTTCAATAAAAGAATAACTGGAATGTCTTTTATTTTTATAAACTTCAAAAGAATATACATTATTTACATCACATTTTTTGCCATTTGGAAAAGTTTGAGTTTTGCCTTCACGATTGCTAAATTGTAAAGAACCAATATATCCCAATTTAAAGTATAATCTTTGAACGCTAAATGCTAGATTTTCAGATATAGTTGTTATGCGCAATGATTGATTCGTGCATTGAGTTCTTTTACACCCATCAGCAGCCAAATAACCATTTAAAAAATTATTTATTAAATATTTTGGTGCTTCGTGAACGAAATTAGGTATAAATTTATGTTTTGCGTATTTTCCAAATAATTTAAGTATATTTGCTATTTCGTGATTTGTCGAATAGTATTTTTTACATCCACTTTCATTGCTACAATGTAAAATATTTGGAATAACACTTTGTAATTTTGGCAAATATTCTTCTATTTGATGATTTGCAATAACAAAATATATTCTATTTCTTTCATAATTGTTATTTTTTTCATAAACTAACCATCCATCACCAACAAATAATCCCATCATCCACCAAAAATTTGGATTGTCTAATTTGGTTAAAATACCATTTAACATAAATTCAGGAATTATTTCCTTATCCTCTATTTTCATTCCTAAAAAATATTTTCCTTTAATTAAGTCTTTTGCTTTAATAAATTCAGGTTCATCCGAAAACACAACATTCCTTTTTTCTACACCGTCAATTTTAAACCTATTTTTAACAATAAATTTTCTAGCATAAAATGGATGTTCTGGTGTGCAAGAAATATTATAAGGACTATATTTTGGTCTAATTTTGTATATTTGTCCGCTATAATTTCTTTTCATATTTTCTAAAACAGGATAATAATTTCCATTATGTGTATAAACAGAATCATTTATATTAACATTTTCTATATTTTTATAACCATTACCAGTAAATACTTTTGTTTCTTTAACAAAACAAGGGCCAGCAATATCTTCAGGATAATGATTTAATCCTCTTGAATCTAAAAATTCTCTCGTAGTATTAGCATCCCAAATATGAACACCTTGTTCCTTCAAAATCTTGTTATCAGTTTCACCACGAATAAACCACAATAATTCCTTCAAACAAGTCTTCCACGCTGTCTTCTTAGTTGTTAAAATAGGAATTTTGCCATCCTTTAGAGAGAAACGCATAGAGTTACCAAAAATGCTCTTAGTTTTACCATTTCTACCTTCTTCCCAAAACCCATTTTGAAGTATATTTTCAATAAGATTTAAGTATTGATATTCCTCATGTTGAAACTTTTTAATATTAGAAAAAATATTATCAGAAACTTTACCAGCAGGTTTAGATTCTTTATTTTCTATTTCAGTTTTAATTATGATTCCGTGCCATTCTTCCTGTCTAGCAATTCCTGTAGCATATTCTTCAGCCATATGATCCATTAATATATTTAGAAGTATGTTTTTAAATTATTTACTTTAAAAGACATTTCAAATTTTTAATTTCTAATTATAAATCATATGGATAGCTCGGACGATTCAAAAAGTTTCTTTAAACATGTTTTCAATTTTGATGATGATTCAAAATCGGAAATACTAAATATTCTCCAATATTCGCTTATTGCTATTATTCCAGTAGTTATTTTAAATAAAACAATGCAACAATATGTTCCAGAATCAGATGATAAGAAAAGTAGTTTAGAAATTTCTGCTGAAGTTGTGATTCAAATAATTGTAATGTTTATTGGTTTATTATTAATTAATAGAATTATTACGTATATTCCTACATATAGTGGCGCTGCTTATCCAGAGTTCCATATTGTTTATATTATTTTATCAGTTTTAATGATTTGTATGAGTTTACAAACTAAACTTGGAGAGAAAGTATCAATATTAGTAGACCGTATTAGTGAATTATGGAATGGTAAACAAGATAATAAAAAGAAAAATGGTAAAAATGGTACTGTAAAGGTATCACAACCCATTTCTGGTCAACAACCAATGGGTGGGTACACGGATGGAACAGCAATAAATTCATTGCCAACTTATGATATGAGTCAAGGTAATCAAAATACAATGGCTCCACAGCAATTGCCAAATTACGATGCAATGTATAGACAAGATACCACTCCATTAGTTGGGGCTGCTACACCTGGTGTTACTACAGAAGGATTTTCTGAACCAATGGCAGCTAATTCTGTTTTAGGCGGAGGAAGTAGCTGGGGTTCTTGGTAAAAATAATAAAAATATAATTTAAATAATATAAAATTTATTTATTTAAATTAATAAATGAACGTTCAGAAACTATTGCAAGCATTGGATGACGAATCAAATGAAACACTTTTTAACTTTACAACAGATAAAATTAGAGAGATGACATTAAATATATTAAAAGAGTTACATTTACCAAAAAAAGAGACAATTGATATATATAATAAATTAAAAGATTACAAATATGTTGATGAGATGAATGATTTGAAATATGGAACTTATGTTAGATGGATACCCATTGAGGACCCAACTAACATTCATTTAACTAAAGGTGCACTATTTTGCGAAATGAAAATAACAGATGATGGCGTATTCTGTGTTTGTAAAAATTTTGGTTATGCAAATAAGCATTTCCAAATATCGATGGATAAGAATTTAATATTTCAAAAACTAACTGAACAGGAAATGGTTCTGTTATCTGCACTAGACCATTTAGCTAAATAAACCCACTTTTCAAAAGTAGAAATTAAATACCCTTGACTATTATATCTTCTTTATCATATATTTGTTCATTTATTAAAAAGTTGTATATATTTTCCTTCTGGTCTCCAGTAAATGACATAACTTCTCCATATTTTTCATCTTTAAGAATTGAACCACTGCAATTATGCTTCTTTTTAAGATATGATAAAATCTTATTTAAATCTAAATCTTCAGCCATACCAATCACATTAGTAATAAATCTTTTACCACCACGCTTTTCAACTGAAATGGTAACTTTTGAATTTTCAAATATAGCATTATTGATTTCTTCAAATTCTATATTCATTTATATAATATATTATATTATTTTGATTTATAAATTATTTATATTATTTATATTATTTATATTATTTTGATTTATAAATTATTTATATTATTTATATTATTTTGATTTATAAATTATCTGATATGCAAGTACCAAGATTTAATAGAAGCAAAATATAAAAATAATGAAAATATAAATAAGCAACAAGTAAAATTTCTTGCTATTTTAAATGTTGTGAATAATAAAACTATTGAAGTTAATCCAGAAATATAAACTAAATTACGTTTATTTATAACATCATAAAAAAGTGCAGTTAAACCTATATTTCCAGATCCTCAAGTATTGCGAAAACATATTTCGGCATTTCCTGGTATTAAATAAAATATTCCTGTTAGTATTATTATATTAAATGACATAAATAATAATACTAGTAATTCTTTATATTTTTTAGTTATATATTAAAAGCTAATGTCTTTTTCTCGTTTTATTGCAGTTGACACAATCTTTAAATAATCCTGTAATAAATTTGCCACCTTTAATCATTTTTAAATGATCATTGTGAATATGTTTCTTAATACTACTAATTTTTTTACCACGTCTATATTTAGTAATGCTCTTATAGCCTTTACCCCCTTTTACAGACACCTTTCTAATAATTTTCATACCACCCATTTGCTTAGTTTCTGTATTCTCATAATTAAAAGCCTTAAGATTATTCTCTCCTTCCATTATATATACTACAAAGAAAATATATATTAAGAATATATGGATATTCATAAGTTAGTACATTTGTTTCATATCTTAATAGTTGGTGGATTATTTCTTTATGTTGGAATTAATAGAGAGAAAATTTATGGTTGGTTATTTCCAGTTTTATTCTATTTAGGATTAGTTATAATTTTTTACCATTTATACAAAATATACGGTTATTTAAATGCAGGTAAAGGAGTATGGGTTAACTTAATTCATGTTCTGATTGTTGGTCCATTATTAGTTTATATTGGATACAATGGAGAGAAAACAACTCGTAAATTCTTTGAGATATTATTAATGCTCGGTTTTGCATCAATAGGATATCATTTATATTATTTATTTTAAAAATTAAAAAGTATTTAATAATATATTATTAAAATAAATTAGAATGGAAACATCTACTAAAGATATCGATGATTATGATGAAATTATTGAACCAGACATTATGTTTGACCACATAATTTCATATAATATGAATTCAGTTTTTGAAGATAAAATTATGAAAAAAGTAGAACAGTTATTAGAAGAAAAAAATAAAAAAATTTTAGAATTGGAACAGAAGATTTATAAAATTATAAATTTTAATGAAGAAATAATAAAAAATAAAGAGTTGGAAATTAGTAATTTGAAGAAGAATTTTGATGACTTTAAAACAATAAGTGATAAAAATTTTGAATTAATAAAGAAAAAAACTCATTTGCAAAATGGTGATATTTAAATTTAGATTAACATATATTTTCAATCCATTTTTTTGTCAAAACAGCTTTTACGCTTTCTAATGCACCCTCAGACCAACCTTGGTTTCTTGATACTGCTTCGCCTACAACCAAAATACCCTTTTCTGGATGTTGTGCTCTATCAATAAATTCTTCTCTCGAGGTGTAAGTTTGGTCTAATGGCGTATAATAATGAGTTCCTATTGGCCAATAATAATCTTTTATTGCAATGATATGGAGAGAATTTTCTGGAATACCTAATGAGCGTTCTAATAACACCTCATATAATTCTCTATTTTCTTTTGTATTTTTCAGATAATTCTTAAGAGCTAGGGTATTGGCATTATCATTATAAGCAATCATATAAACACCATTATCGTGGTCCATAGGTATTATGCGTTGAAGTGGACCAGGAACAAATGTAAATCCCTTTACATATTCCTTCATGATTTCTGCTGATTTTTTTGTAAATTTTGCATACAATCTTAAAAAAGGCTGACCTTCAATGTGGTTATAAATTATATAGCGGGGTAATAAATTTCTGATTGTGTCAATTGTTGATGCAATAATAATCCGATTACACAAATAATGCTTACCATTTTCGATATTTATTTGGAATTTGCAAGGTGTATTTTGAAGACGTTGAATTCCTATAACACCACTAGAAAAACTGAAATGGTTCTCTCCAATTAAATGATACAATTTTAAAACCATTTTACGCCAAGGAACTTGAAACGCTTTCCAACAACAGGTATTGTCTTCCATCCCATAATAATATAGAGTTTCAAACGCATCTTCATTTTCATAATCAGTATATCCAGCTGACCTAATAAATTGTTTATATAATTTCTCTCCAAGAACTTTAGTAGCAAACTCCTTAAAAGTAAGGCGTTGATCTTTATATTTCTTATATTCCTTTCTAAGATAAGTCATAATTTTTTCAATATCAAGATGTTGCATTAATTTAGAATAACGAGGGTTTACAATGTATTCAGATGTATGAAAATGTAAATCAGTAAGCAATTTATGAAGTAATTTATCTTTTCTTTTTCTGCCAATTCCTGCACCTGTTACAATTTCAGTGCTATAAAATTTATCATTACTTGTTCTGCCACCGATCCAACTCTTTTTATATTTTTCAAGTATTAAAAAAGAAGTATTTGGACTAATATTTTTAATATTATATGCACTATATAATCCACTGATACCACTTCCAATAATAATAATATCATAATATTTACTTGCCATATTATAATATAACAATATATTCTTTTATTTAGTTTAACGTCTTCTGTGTCTTGAATTGTTTCTTCTAGTTCTTCTTTTAGTTCTTCTTTTAGTTCTTCTTCTTCTTTTTCTTATTCCTCTTCCACCTTTATCATCAAATATGGTAAGATCATCCCAAGGGTCTTTATAATGCGGATCTTCATCGCCCATCATTTTTTGTTCTCTCTTTAATTTTTCTTCCGGAGTTGGTCCTGCAAAAAAAGCTTCAGTCTCGGCAGGAGAACTAGGACGGGTTAATTCTCTTTGCGCATTTTTAAAATCATATTCTTCAAATCGTTTAGGGTCAGGTGGTACTTCTCCTATATATTGAACATTATCATCCTGTCCCATTTCAATATCACGTTCTTGACCGCCTCTTTTAACTCTATGTCTTCTAATTCTACGCGTATATTTTCTCGGCATATATTAACAAAATATAAAATATATATCTAAACAATATTTTATTATTTTTTATTTTTTTTAGTTTTATTTTTTTTAGTTTTATTTTTTTTTGATAGTTTAATAGTCTCTTTCTTTTTGCATGTAAATTTACCACGTGAATATCCTTTATTATTTATAATAGTTTTTGTGCAAATTCCAATGGCACGAGATTCATTATTTTTGTCAACTTTCTTAATACAACGACACAATTTACTAGCTAAAATTCGCTCTGCTTGTATCTTTAATATACGTTTAGATTTAGGCAAAGGTTTTTTATAAAATTCTAAAATATGTTTATAATCATTTGTTGTAAGCTGAGACATTTACTATATAAATTACAAATAAAATAATTACAAATAATTACTTTAGTTAGGTTTCACATTAATATAGGAATTTATATTATCAGTGTAGGAAGGTAGTGCACCATAACTTGATGATTGCATAGGATAATATGTAAGGCTTGGATAATTTATAGTACTAATCATATTTTTTATAACTTTAATTTCAGTTTCTAAATCAATAAGTTTTTTATATAGTGCATTATTGTCAATAATAAAATTTTTGTTATCTTGCTTGAAATTATTGATAGATGGTGTAGGAGTAAATACAGAGGGTTCTGATATTGGCGGTGGAGGTATTGTAGGAGCCATCATAAAATTGTCAAATTGTTCATTAATAATGTCAATTTTATTATTCATTATAATAATAATTAAGATATTTTTATATACATATTTCTAAATATATATTAGTAATGAAAATAGTTGTTTTTGATTTAGACGAAACCCTAGGATATTTCACACAATATGGAATTTTTTGGGATAGTTTGGCAAATTATTTAAAAATAAAAAATAAAAGTCAATTAACACAAAATGATTTTAACGATATTTTAGACCTTTTTCCTGATTTTTTACGCCCAAATATAATAAATATTTTAAACTACTTAAAGAGTAAAAAGAAAACAAATTGCTGTCATAAAATGATGATATACACCAATAATACTGGGCCACGAGAATGGGCTCGTCATATTATCAGCTATTTTGAAGAAAAAATTAACTATAAATTAGTAGACCAGATAATCGCCGCATTTAAAATAAACGGTAAACGTGTAGAGATATGTAGAACTACTCAAAATAAAACACATAAAGATTTGATTAAATGCACCAAAATACCAGCTGATGCTCAAATATGTTTTATGGATGATTCTTTTTATCAGGAAATGGCAAATGATAATATATATTACATAAATGTTAAACCTTACTATTATGATTATACATTTGAAAATATGCTATCAAGATTTAGAGAATCAGACGTAGGCAAAAGAATAATTAAAAATGATGAGGAATTTGATGAAATAATGTTAGAAAACATAAAATTATTTAAGTATATGGTTGTAGAAAAAGATGAAAAAGAATATGAGGTAGATAAAGTACTAGGCAAACATATTATTTCACATTTGCAGGCATTTTTCAACCGTTCTACCAAAAATAAAACTATTAAAAATAGAGGAAATAAAAAAAATAAAACTTTGAAACATTATTAACGTGTTTAAGTTATAATTAATTTCTATAGCAATTTTCTATCAAATTTAACGACCAAAATAATAGAATCCATAAATGATTTTAGTAAATAAATTTTTGAATCTCCACCTTTGTATAGTCCATATAAAAGCGCAGAATTATCTTGACATAAGAATACATAAGTTCCTTCCCATGAATATTTTAATTCATTTAGAGCGTATTTGATTTCTGTTCTAATATCGTGCTTGGCTGTTTCAGATATAACCATGTTAGGCCAACTGATACTTAAAATTGGATTAAATTCATTAAATTTAATATTGTCTTCAATTTCACTCTTATCTAATTTGATAATTTGAGCCATTTTGTATTTTGTATTTAGTATTTTAAAATATAATTTATTGTTTATATTTTAAATCAAATTTTTTATATAATCTTTGATAATATTGAGATATTGTTTGAGCGCAGTTGTAGTCAAAATAAACGCACCAGCACTGAATGCAATTTTACGGTCTAAATCTGTGAATTCATAATGAGTTCTTAGTGGATTAAAACGCCACATCAAAAATAAGCAAATATAAACTCGAACATAATAATCCAAATCACTTAAGTATTTTGGCGCAGATTCGGAAAGTCCGAGGGATGATATAATTATTAAAAAATAAGTTGTATAAATTATTAAATCAAACAGTCGTTCTTGATATTTATGTAAAGCAGTTGATTTCATATATTTTATACAGATAATATTATTTGGCTAGTGCTTTTTTTAAAGTAAACCATAAGACAATTTTTAGTAAATTGCTAATGTACGAGCACTAGGGTCTATCGCATTTGTATACTTTGGCATCCAAAAATACGGCACAATATCTGAACAATTTGGATACAAATTATCAAAAATTTGTTTGTAATATTTGTTTTCTGTTTCGATATTCGCTTTATAAGGCCAATAATGTTTGTCATATTCTATGTTTTTTGAATTTAATTCATTAATTTCAATATTTAAATGGTCTCTTATTTTCTCCTGCAAAATGAGGAACAACGACCTTCCTTTACAGCTAACTCCGTCACTAAATGCTTCCTTCCTTCTCCAAAGAATTTCGTCAGGTAAAATTTTTCTACCCAAACTGTCGTCAAAATAATCGTTAAATGCTCTTCTTAGCAAATATTTTTCTGGTTGACCAGTAAAATTATTATGATTTCTAAAATTGGCTGGTATAGATAAAATATAGTTTACAAATGTTCGGTCCAAAAATGGTGTTCGAGGTTCAAGACCATTAGATGATATTGATTTATCAGAACGTAGAACATCAAACAAGTGAATATCCTTCAATAGTCGCCTAGTTTCCTTATCAAATTCAATGTCATCTGGACATTTATTCATATACAAATAACCGCCAAATAATTCATCAGAACCATCGCCATTAAAAATAACCTTTGCTTCCGAATTATTAGCAATATGCTTTCCAATTAAATAGTTTCCAAGACTAGCTCTAATAGTGGTAGTATCATAACTTTCTAATGCTTTAATAACTTCTGGAATTGCATTAAACATATCATCTTCGGTGACAATTATTTCATGATGGTTAGAACCAATATAATCAGCAACAACTCTTGCATATTTAATATCTTCTGATTCTGCTAGACCAATGCTATAAGTTTCAATAGTCTTTCCTGTAATTCTAAAATAATTAGCCACGAGAGCGGCAATTAGACTACTATCAAGACCTCCGCTTAATAAACAAGCTACGGGCCTTTCTGTTGTTTCACATCTTTTTATTACAGCAGAACAAAGAAACTCAGTAATTCTACGTTGGTGTTCATATATAGTAACCGAAAATTCATTAGTTAAAATAGAGTATGTAAATGATGGTAAAAAATATATCGCATTTTCAATAAATGGTTGCCATTTGCTATTAACTTTATAATTAAGTTTGAAAATAGAATAAGAACCAGGTTTAAATTGTTTAATATTGTAATGATATTTATTTTCATTATAAAATTTCTCTAAGCATTTTAATTCTGATGAAAATCCATATAAGTTGTGTAAACTATAGACATCATTTTTATTTTCAAGCATATATAGAGGTCTAATACCCAAGGGGTCTCGTGCTATAAAAATATAATCATCTGTATTACAACCAATACGTGTATCAAGTAAAATAAAAGAAAAAACGCCATCAAGCATTAATAATGTTTGTTTGATACCATATTTAATATATAGATGAATAATAATTTCACAATCTGATTGTGTAAATGGATTTACGTCAATTGTTTTATAAAGTTGCTTATAATTATAAATTTCACCATTACAAATTAAAATAATATCATTAAAAATAATTGGTTGATTGGAAGTATCATTTAATCCATTAATTGCTAATCTATGGAATCCAAAAGTGCATTTAACATAATTTTCTAATTTAGAGAATTCAGGGCCTCTATTTTTTCCTTTCATAAATTCTTTTCTAATGTCATTGATATTATTATTATTTAGAAGCGCAAATATACCACACATTATTAAATATAGTAATTAGTTTTTATGTATTTTTAATAAAATAATAATATATAAATATATCAAATGGAAAACGCCTATAAACAATCAAGTGAATGTGTTTCAGATATTCATAAACAAACGAATCAACGTATATATGCTAGAAATATACCATCACAAATGTTACAACCATATATAGATGTAAGACCAGTTATGACTAAGTATTCTTATTTTCCTATTGTAGACCCAAGAAAAAATATAAGTGTTCCATTGCAACAAATGCCAACTTATAATGTTCACAAAGTATTTAACCCAGGAAATACTCAATCTCCTTGGTCAGGTTTTGCTACTAATATAAATACAGAATCTGAATTAAGAAACCAAATATATGCAATCCAAAAATGTAGTCAATCAGTTTATGTACCTTCATCAAAATCAGATTTATATGAATATAAATTTAATACAAAAACTCAACGAAATCCACACGAACTATTATTTCAAAATGAGTCATTTGGATCATTTAATCCAAATCCAGCTCCAGGTGTATGTGGAGTAGGTATTTTTTATAATAATACAAGATGTCAAGTTAAGGATATGACAAATCAAACATGTTAAATAAAAATATAAAGTAATATAAAAATATTAAAATATAAAGTAATATTAAATATGTTGATTATATTTTTATTTTTTTTAGGAATTTCATATGGTTTAAAACATAATAGAAATAACGGTTTTATTTTTATGAAGAATGTTAATACTCTAAATAAATATTTATATTTACCAAAAACAGAAAACCAAAAAAAATATGTAAAATATTTAGATTCGAAAAATGATTATATATTATCAGTAATAGGACCAGCGGGGACAGGTAAAACATTATTAGCATGTAATAAAGCAATAGATGAGTTAAAAAATAAAAATGTAGATAAAATAATAATAACAAGACCAGTTGTTCCAGTAGAAGAAGAATTAGGTTTTTTACCTGGAAATATAGAAAAGAAGATGGATCCTTGGCTAAGACCTATATGTGATATATTTTTAGAAACATATTCAAAATCAGAATTAAATAGTATGATTTCAAATGGTATAATTGAAATATCTCCACTTGGTTTTATGCGTGGTCGCACATTTAAAAACTCATTTATAATAGCAGATGAAATGCAAAATAGTAGTCCCAATCAAATGTTTATGTTGCTTACGAGAATAGGAATAAATAGTAAAATGGTAATAACTGGCGATTTGGCTCAAAGTGACAGAATAGAGAATAATGGTTTAAAAGATTTTATATATAGACTTAAAAATAATACGATGCCAGAAAATTTAAATCTAATTGAAATGGAAGATATTGATGTCCAAAGAAGTAAATTGGTGAATGATGTATTAACCTTATACAGATTAAAACAAACTGATAATAAAATAAAAATTATAGAACCGACAAAACAACATTTAGTAGAAAGAAATTTTGACAAAACAGATTTAATTAAAGCAACAGAAAATGGAAATAACGATGCAGCATTAATTCCAATAAAACATATGTATAAAACTTATTAATAAAATATTTGATTTAGATATGAGTAATTCCTATATAAATCAAATAACATTAGATTGTTTATTAAATAAGGAAACAATGGGAAAGCATATAATGAAACAGAGAGAAAAACAAATAAATAAAAAAGAATTAAATTTTTATAGAAAACGCATTTACAATCTATTTAAAGAAATAATTAGTAATAAACAACCATTGGATATGCCGCCAGATGTCAAATATGCATATGATACTTTTATTAAGGCATCTATTAATTACTTCAAAGTTGCCGACAACAATGACTTGTTACAAGAGGAATATAAAGATGTCGAGTTTCCTCTACACGAATGTAGTGACACCGACACTAAATTGACGGAAAATTTGGTCGTCAATAATGAAGCAAATAAACTTTTAATGCGTTCTGTTAAAATGGATGTTCCAACTTTAGATAAATATGTTAAACGAAGTTCTATCAAAAAAGATGACAATATTATTTTACCAAAATCAAGGGAAGTTAACATTCTGAATCCAGAATTAAAAAATAAAGGATTAAAAAAGAATAATATCAATAATTTATATGAAGACAGTAACTCGAAACAGAACAATCAAAAACAGAACTAACAAGAACAAAACAAAAAAAAATATAAGAAGGAACCGTTCGACTAAAAATCGAGTTAAATATGGTTCTGGAAAACCGTCTACTCATAAAAAAATTAATTGCAGTCCTAAACCAAAGGGGGAATTAAATGACTTTACATGTTATACTAATAACTCATTAATTAATTTAAGAGACCATTGGAATTCACGACACCCTGATGTCAAAATTGAATCCAATTCTCCAAAAGAAATTCACAAACAACTCAGTGAGTATCTTAAGGATTTATGTAATAATGAAGCTTGCTGGCTTAAACAGAAAGGTGCTTTTGGTAATCTTGAAAGTGAATTATCTGACTCATTTGCACCTGAATCACCTCCTGAATGGAAGAAAAATCCAAATGAATGGTTATCAAGTGTTGATATTATGAAAGTTATGAAGCAATATGAAAAAGCTTATAAACATTTTGATTTTATGGGACCTACTCCCATCAATTTTGACTCAAGAAAACTTTATGGTGAATGTGTTTGGGAAGAATTATGTAAATTTGATTTAGAAAAGCTTATTCGTAAAGGTAAGACAATGATAGGTATAATTTTTAATACTGACCCTGATAATAAACCTGGACAACATTGGATATCTATGTTCATTAATATTAAAAAAAAAACCATATTTTTCTTTGATAGCACTGGTGATGAAGCACCACACGAAGTGATGGAACTTGTTAAACGAATACAAAAACAAGGGTTAGCACTTAAAAAACCCATTAAATTTAAATTTGATAGTAATAAAGGAATAGAACATCAATATGGAAATACAGAATGTGGTATTTATTCTATTTATTTTATTGTGCATATGTTACAAAATAAGATGACTGAACATTATCTTAAAACTCACATACTTAAAGATGAATATATGGAAAAATTTAGAAAGATATATTTCAATGATTCGTTGTAAAAATATATAAAAATACAATTGTATTATTATATATTTAAATGTCTGTTCGTCAATTTGTTCAAAAAGATAATGTTGCAATGTTATGGGAAGTTATTAGTGATGAGGAAAATTTTAAGTTTTTAACAAGAGATGTGCAAGCAAAAGTATATCAATTATTTTTAAATAATATTCAAGGATTTTTTGATAACGAGAAGACGAAGACAAATTCTCTCGTTGACATTAATAAAAAATATATTTTACTTATTCTCAATCATATTAAAAGAAATTTTAATATAACACCAAATAAAATTACAATACATCAAGAACCTGTTAAAGAGTCAATTACATATGAAGAGATACAAAACGATAAACGAAGTAAGTTTGAAAGAGATTTCAATCGACGACAAGAAGAATTTGAAGATGCTATGACTATTAAAGCTCCACCTGTTCCTGAATTTGCTGATAAAGAAACTGATAGACCTATTAAAGAAATGGATAAAATCTTAAAAGAAATGCAAGCGCAACGTAATTATGAAATTGAACAAATAAATAGAAATCAAAATTCGACTACACAAGTTGATAACTGGCTTAAACCTCAAGAAACTTCTCTCAAAACTGAAAAATTTACTCCTGTTGAACAATCTCAGTCTTATAGTAGATTTAAATTTTTAGACCAAGAGGCTCAAGATGGGGTTAAAGATAAAAAAAATGTATCCTTCAGTAATATACAAGAAATACAAACATTTAATGTTGAAGACGAAGAAGATGATAATATATTCGCAAAACTCAAAAAAATAGATGAAAATAAAAAAGATGAAAAGAAAGAAAATATAGCTCTTCAAATACATGACTCGACTGTATTTGAAAATAATGAAGATAGACTTATTAAATTAGAGGGAGATGTTATAAATATTAACTCTAAATTAGATAAGATATTGGAATTATTAAATAGATTGAATTAATTTCTTCTATTTTTTCTTGTTTTTCTTCTATTTTTTTGGGATTAAATTGTCTTTATTTCGAAAGAACAAATTATGTAGAATTTTTTGGATATAATTTTTTTATAATACTTTTAAACCCATCAGGATTAAATGCCATATTTTCTTGTGTAAATACTTCATTAAGCTCTTCTTCTTGAGAATCAAGTGTTGCCTCAACACCTAAATTATATTGGTCCATCATTAATCCAAATATTTCATCAATCTCATTTTGATTAACTATAATATCTATAGTATTTATATCACAAGATGACATACATATTATAATAACATAA